AAGTTTATTACCAAGACTTCAATGGCGGCCGCTGTCGCCGACGATGAACTTCGCCCGGCACTTGACAAACTGGTGCGTGGCACTGGCGATGTTGCTCAGGCCCAAGACCTGCTCACTCTTGCCCTCGACGTATCCGCGGGCACTGGGAAAGATCTCGGCGCAGTTTCTGACGCGTTGTCTAAGGCTTACAACGGCAACTTTACGGCTCTCAAGAAATTAGATCCAGCACTGGCTTCGTTGATTGAGGAGGGCGCTGACGCCGACGAAGTGTTTGGTCGTTTGGGTGCAACATTTAAGAATCAAGCCTCGACTGCTGCAAACACAACATCTGGTCAGATGAAGAACTTGTCAATTCAGATGGGCGAGTTTAAGGAGTCAATCGGCGCAGCTGTCGCACCACTCGCCGACAAACTCTTACCGTCATTGCTGAAACTTGCAGACTTCGTCAAAAACAACACAACTCTGGTAGTCGTTTTGGGTGGTGTCATTGGCGGTCTCGCTATTGCAATTGTCGCTGTGAATGCTGCGACGACAGCATGGGCTGCAACGACAAAAGCATTCGCTGCAATTCAAGCTGCGTTTAATGCGATCTTGTTGGCGAACCCGATCTTCTTAATAGCTGCTGCAATTGTCGCTGCTATTGCAGTTTTAGTCGCACTACAAATGAAGTTTGACATCTTCGGTAAAGCCATTGATGGCCTCAAGGCTGGATTCATGGCTTGGTGGGGCGTCGTCCAGTTCGTGTTCGGTGCAGTCAAAACAGGGTTCGCTGAACTAGCCAATCTTGGCAAGGCAATCTTTGATGGCATCGGCGGAGCGTTCAAAGGTGTAATCAACGCAGTCATTTCAGCAATGGAAAAGGGCTTAAACTTTGCCATCAAGGGACTAAATACAATCCTTGACGGAATTGACAAAGCAGCTGGGCCGTGGGTGAACTTCGGAAGTATCCCAGAAGTTAAGTTGCCTCGACTAGCTGAGGGGGGCATTACGACGGGTCCAACAATCGCAATGATTGGCGAAAAAGGACCGGAAGCAATCATCCCGCTAGACCGTCTCGGTGGCATGGGCATTGGTGGCGGTGCCAATATTACTGTCAATGTGAACGGCGGCGACCCCAACAGCATTGTCAGAGCATTACAGCAATATGTACGCCAGTCAGGCCCAGTACCTGTAAACACTAGGACGATGTAATGCCAAGAATTAATTTCGGAATATTCGTAACACCACTTGGCGGAAGTCGAACCGATATCACAGACAAAGTGTTTTCTGTTCAAGTCAACAATGGCCGTGAAAAGTATCTGGACACTTACTCAGGCGGACAAATTACTTTTACAATTAACAACGCCAACAATTACGCAGCTGGTATCCCGTACGGTTCGGAAGTTCAAATAACTAACACCAGTTTAGGTACTGAATACAACCTGATTTGCTGGGTGCAAGAAATAACATACGAGGACGCGCCAGGCGGTCAGGGGATTAACACTGCCACTATCACTGCTGCCGACTTTATGTCTCGTGCAGGTCGTCAACAAGTAAACGGTTTTCCAGTTTCGGAGGCCAAGACAGGAACACAAGCAGGGACATTCGATTCACCCGGCCCGTTACCACCTGCGATGAGTATCAACGTTGCCAGCCCCGGTTCATCAACTGCTTCAGCGATCACTTACACAGGCACAATCGGTAATTATCTCAATCTGTTACAAACAACAGAACGAGGCTATTACGTTATGCGAGGCACAGAATTGTATTTTGTGGGCCGTGATCTTGTAAACACTTTTCCGATTCCTGCCGTTTCTCTTGCTCGCACAACATCAACAACAACGATTGCGTACCAACAGTTCAGTCGAATCCAAAACGGTACACAGTTCATCAATCAAGCAACTATTTCGTCTACTGGTGTTGCAGACCAAACGGCTTTAAATAGCGGTTCGGTTACTACATACGGCACAGCGTTTTATAGTTCGCAAACTGTTGACTACAACGCTACGCAAGCGGTCGGTAACGCTGATTGGGTTGTCAATAACTTTTCTGACCCGTCTGCTTTACGGTTTGAAGTGTCGTTTTCGGATGTTGCACAAAACACGACGGCTTTGAATAGTTTTCTTACTCTGACTTGGGGCACTGCTAATCGTTTGATCAATTTGTCGTACACGTTGCCGGGCGGTTCATCGACAACGATTCCTGTTGTTATTGAGGGTCACCAGTTGTCGGTTACGCCTGAGCAAGCCGTGTTTACTTTGTTTTTGTCGCCGTTGACGTATTACCAGTTTTTTACGCTTAACAGCACTACTTTAGGTATTTTGGATACCAGTCGTCTCGGCTGGTAAAGGAGAAAATATGACTTATCCGACCTTTAACTCTGGCGATATTCTCAACGCTTCAGATATGAACGCAGTGGGTTTGTGGCTTGTCAAATCACAAGCAGTTGGTACTGGCGTGTCTGAAATTGTTGTGACAGGTGCTTTTTCAACTGACTTTGAAAACTACAAGATTACCTACACAGGTGGCAACGCTTCAACAGGCATGAACATTCGAATGAAAATGGGTGCTACAACAACTGGCTATTATTCGTCACTTCTTTACAACACTTTTGCAGTGGCAACAGCAACAGGAGCAACGCAGAACAATACTCAACCTCAATGGGAATGGGCAGGGGCAACCAACACCACAAGCAATTTTGTTGATATCACTTTGCTGTCGCCGTTTATGACTGAAAGAACACGAATGATCTCAAACTGGTGTCCTGATGACGCAGCAGGATATTCAAGCAATGTTCTGTTAGACACAACTTCCTACACCGCTTTTACTTTGTTGCCGGGTGTAGCACTAAACACTTTTACTGGCGGAACAGTCCGCGTTTACGGATACAGGAAATAGACATGACAAACCCACTCATCCAAATTGACGACGAAGTACGCGAAATGACAGACGAAGAATACGCCGAATATTTGAAAACATTTGAAACGCCGAAAGGGCCAAACGAGCCATGAAAACTCTTGCCGTCGTCGCAGGACTCGCCATCGTCCTAATGTTTGTCGTCACTGGATGCTCTGACCGCACTCGACACACCTGCGAAACTAAACCCGAAGCGCCCAGATGTGACACCTCAATAGGAGCAACCACACCATGAGAAAACTTAGCAACTCCGAAATTAAAGCCCGACTCATCTTTGTCGTAGGCATAACTTTGTCATTTGTTTTTGGCATCTCCATGCTAGGAATTTTGTACGGCGTGCTATTTGTCGTACAACCGCTCGAACCATCACCCACAGACCAAGAGTTCCTTAGCATCCTAAACCCAGCATTCATGGCGCTTTTGGGACTTTTGGGCGGCGTCCTCGCGAGCAACGGGCTTCGAGACAAACATGAAAAAGGTAAAGACGATGACCAGTAGACCGTACACAGGTAGCACCGACGGCAACCACCCCACACCCCGCGCCGGCACGAAACGATTCGTGGAGTTCTGCGAGTACTTGTTCGGCGTCAAGAACATTGGCATTTACGCCAACCGTCCGATGCGATCGGGACCGCAGCTGTCCGTCCACGCGACGTGGCGAGCAACCGACCTCAAAGGCACCAAACCGCAACGCAAGGCGCTAGTCGAATTCTTGTTTCAGCATCGCGACCTTTTAGGCATTGAAGAGATTCATTCATACGACGGCACAGGCGTACCGTTCCCGACTGACAAGTGGGGCGCGGGCTACCGATGCTCACGCGACAACTGGCTCAAATGGACGATCTCACGCAACGGAGGCACACCTGGTGCGGACTGGACTCATGTAGAGATCTCGCCGCTTATGGCCGACAATTCAAAACTGGTTGAGGACGCGTTCGCCCAGATATTTGCTCAATGACTTGACATTCGGTTTGGGAGTCGGTCAAATGACTGGCAACCAAGTGCGTCCCCCAATAGGTGGACCCCGACCGCAGGAGGAAGCAATGCAACCATCCCTTTTTGACGTTCTCGCTGTTCCAGCCGAGATGCTCAAATATGAAGCCTTCAAAGAGGCAAACCCTTGGGTCATGCCGACCCTCACCAAAATGTGCTACCAGCTGATGCACCGCGGATACACGCACTACGGCATCGCAGCTCTTATCGAAGTCTTGCGCTACGAACACGCAATCACCAACGACCCCAGTAGCGAGTTCAAATTCAACAACAATTACCGCGCCTTCATGGCCCGCGAAATTATGCAGAAACCAATGCTGGA